AGAAATCAGAACTAGCAGAGCAAGTACTTGTACCTGTAACAGAACAACTACATGCTATAGACTATGTAGGTTATGTAGATGTGAACTGTATCATTGATGACAAAGGTACTCCTTGGCCTCTTGAGTTTACTATGAGACCTGGCTGGCCTTGCTTTCAGATACAACAAGTACTCCATAAAGGAGACCCTGCTCAATGGATGGTTGATCTTATTGATGGTAAAGATACTTTAGAAGTTATTTCTGATAAAATTGCTGTTGGTGTTGTAGTTGCTATTCCTGACTTTCCTTATAGCCACTTAACAAAGAAAGAAGTATCTGGTGTTCCTATTTATGGCATTACTCCTAAGAACACTAAGAACATACACCTTTGTGAGATCATGGCAGGAGAAGCTCCTGTAATGGGAGATGGAGGCTCTAAGATGACAGACATGATGGTTACTGCTGGTGACTATTGTTTAGTAGCTTCTGGTATAGGTAAGACTGTGATAGAGGCATCTGAGAATGCTTATAAGGTAGTTAAAGACCTAATCATACCAAACAGTCCTATATATCGTAATGATATAGGTGAAAGACTTGAAGAGCAACTAGATGAGTTACATGATATGAACTTTGCAACTGGAATGGAGTACTGCTAATGAATTTACCTAACCCACCTTCTGCTACATCAAAACAAGAATTTAATTCTCCTTCTTGGCAGAACTGGTTCTTACAAGTATCAACTAAAGTTAAAGGACTTTTTTATGATGGTCCTCCACAATATACAACAGCATCAGCACCTCCATATAAGAAAGGTGCAGTGTATTTTGATACTACACTTAATAAACTTCGTATTGGTGGTGCCACTGCATGGGAGACGGTGACTTCAGTATGATACCTAAAATAGATGATACTATTACAAATTGGATTGGTTACTTGTGGGTCATTGGTTTAGCTAGTTGGGGTGGTATGGTTAGCTATCTACATAGAGTAGATCAGTATAAACTTACTTTTAACTTTCTAAGGCTTTTTGCTGAAATAGTTACAAGTGCTTTTGTTGGTGTGATTACTTTCTTAATGTGTGATGCTTCTCATATAGAACTACCGATTACTGCTGCTTTAGTTGGTATTTCAGGGCACATGGGTACAAGAGCTTTGTTTTTAATAGAACAGAAATATGAGCGATTTGCTAAAGGAGATTTACATGAAGGCAAGTGATGTAGGTATTACTTTAATTAAGCAGTTTGAAGGTTTTAGTGCTGTACCATATAAAGATGTTGTCGGTAAGATGACCATTGGATTTGGACATTTGATAAAGACTGGAGAGGTTTTTGGTGCAGTATCTTCTATTGAAGCAACCAGCCTTTTAATAAAGGATGTTGGGTTTGCAGAAGACTGTATCAACAAGAATGTAACTGTTGAGTTAAATCAAAATCAATTTGATGCGTTATGTTCTTTTGTATATAACCTAGGTTGTGCTGACTTTCTTTCTAGTACTTTACTTAAATATGTAAATCTTTATAACTTTGAACTAGCTGCTGCTGAGTTTGGTAGGTGGAATCATGCTGGAGGGAAGGTTACTGCAGGATTAACAAGAAGAAGGGCAGCCGAAGCCGCCCTATTTGAAAAATGACCTTCTAGGATGCTCTCTAGTCGATTTATTTATTGCAGGTGGTACATTGCCCTTTAAAACAATCTAAATTGACTATAGGGCTTTCTGGAGTCTCCTGTAAGGTTTCGGTATATTGTGCTTGATAGATGCGGTCATAACCTGCTTTATAGGCATCTGAGGCAGATTTAGTTGCAATGTTTGCTCCTGTAATGTCATTTTTACTCAATGTAGCACCTCTCCTTTGTCTTGTATAACTGTTAATTTAAAAGTAACATCAGGATGTTCTTCATATCGCCAATCAAATTGTACTGCTGTCTTTTTTAGTACCTCTTCTTCTTTAAGTTTATCAACAAGAGTAACTAACTTAGTGTGCATCTCTGAGCTTTCATAATCTTTATTCATACTATTTCACAAGAACCTGCAACACAGGCTAATGTTTGACTCCCTTCTGTATTATCTTCTTCTTCAATAAAACCACTCCAGTCAATGTTCTGTGGAGTAGATGATAGTAGTTCTTCATACTCTTCTTTAGTACAGTCAGTGTAAGGTGCTTGTTGATAAGTATGATCTGAGAAAGGTAAGAAACTGATACCACTTACCTCGTCAAAGTGCTTCCATACCCATGCTCCCACTTCAGGCCACTCTTCATCTTTAACACTAATTGTTACAGACACAGTATGCTCTGCCCAGTAAGTCTTATATATCAACCATAACTCCAACTGTTCAATAGCAGTTCTATCTGTACGACATACTGCACCTTCAGGCGCTTTCATTGGGAAAGCAAATACTGCTGTGCTTTCTGGTCTGAATACTTCATCTTCTACAGAGCACCCTTTATCTTTAAGGAAAGTATAGATAGGGTCTTTCTTATCCATTCGTATACGACGAATATAATAAGGATTGTGTCTAGTATGAATACCACTAGAGCTATCTACTAACTGGCTTACCGTTCCAGAGGGCTTGTTGCAAGTTATGGCAGCAGAAACAGGGATACCCAGTAGATTAGCCCAATGCTCATTTGTCTTCCTTGCGTGGTCTCGTAATGCTTGTAGTCGATTAGGTAACTCTAACTTATACTGAGTATCACCACTCATAAACTTATTATCCATAATGCCAGTAAGAGATACCCCTAACAATCTCTCTTCATCTGTATTCTTTTTCCATTCATCAGAAAGAAATTGGAAGTTAGTTAAAGTAGATTGTATCGTACCAAGTATAGTAGCAAGTTCTACTTTACGTTTAAGAGAATCAAACGTATCTTCTGCACGAACAACTACCTCACTTAAATTACAAAAACCTTTATCACGTAAGATAATCTCGGCACAGGGGTTTACCCCATAATTTAACGTAGGATCTCTCCCAAATTTAGCTGCTTGCTTCTGTGCTGCTACACGATTGAATATTCCACGCTCACCACTCTTACTCTTTACTAGAGATAACCACTCTTCAAGGAATGTTTCTGCATCAGGTTTCTCTGTATATGCTACAGAGTTATTAGCAAGACCTCTGTGTGGACTATCGTTATACCAAGCACCCATCTTAGCTTCACGCATACGGCGATCTGTTAAATTAGATAATGATATAAGAGCACTGCGTCGTACACCACCTACTACAACAATCTCACCTATCATACACATTAAGTCATGTACTTCAAGTGAGTTTAACTTTCGTCCTTTTGCATTCTTAAACGTGTTGATAGTGAATGTAAACAACCTACGCAAAGGTTCTGGTCCAGAAGCACGTCCTCCAAAGGTTTTAAGTCTAGCTCCAGCAGGACGGACTTTGTCATAGTCAAGATTGGGTATGTCACCTTCCCACAAAGAGGACAGAAGTTTTTTGAATGACTTCGCCCACCCAAGTTTTGAATCTCCAACAACAATGGTGTCTTCGACATCTCGTAACTCCTCTGGTACTGCTGGTAGTTTATTTATCTCTTGTCTCTCACAACTAAAACCAACACCTGTACCATTCATTAAGATATAAAGAGCCTCACTGAAAGCTCGTTTATTATTTACTGCAAGATAACTACAGTTATATGCTGCAATGTTATCTCGCTCACAAGCCTCACCTGCTGCCATTAAGAGTCGCATAGAAGGCATAACTTCTAAGTTAAGTACAGCACTTCTTATCTCCTCAAAAGGAACTTCAACATCTCCTACTTTAGTTTCTAGGTACTTAATTAAGCGTCCTACTGTTTCTTCCCAAGATTCACGCCGTTTCTCCTTTGGTAGAAATCGTGAATATCTGCTGAGGTGTATGACTTCTTGATAGACACTTGGTAATGTTTTTTGCATATCTCTCTTTCATATGTAAATAGTTTATGAACCACCCAAAGATTTATGGGTGGTAGTACTAGGTCAGGCCACATTATTTTTTGCATAATGTTCTTTAATTAGCTTGACTAATTTAGGATTCATTCGTTCATATATATCAGACAAGTCTAATGAAATATACTTCGTTACACTAGAAAATCGTTTCATAATCTCTACCCCCATCCAATCTTCTGCTACTACAATCTCATCAGCCCACTCAATAAGAACATCATTAACATCAATTAAAGCATATTCTTCTACAATACCAACAGCTCGTGTATTGTAGTTGTACGTCTCTGCAAGAACTCTAGCCATAGTAGGGGAGCGTAATAGACCTACACTACATACACAAAGAACTCACTTTTCAATTCCTTGGTATACATTATGACAATTACCTAATTTATTCATCATACTCATCTTCTAGGTCTCCTTCAAAATAATCAATTTTATCTTCTACCTTATCTGGGAATCTATCCACTAGCTCTTCCGAATCTATTTCAAGAATCTCACATAAGGTAACTTCGTCTAACTTCTTTAAACGGTCTTTAATATCTTCTAATGTCAATGACATTACTTACTCCCAATTGCAGGAGCTTGTGCTAATAGTCTAGTCTTTTCTGCGGATCCAGCAGAACTACCAAAGTAGAAACCAATTATACTAATCCAAGCAGTACCAAGAGAGCCTAACATAATGTTTAAGGCTTGGTTACTTGCATTAAAGTAACCAGTACCTAAACCAACTAGGATAGAAAAGAATCCACCAGTCACTGCAATAGCAAGCGTAGGAGGTACAAAACTCTTTACAGTCTCTTGCATAGTTCTAGCAGAGGCTGCGTCAGCGGCATCAATACGAACTAACTCAAGACCATTCTCAGACACCTTCAAAGAGTTATCTGCTAAGTGTGCTTGTAAGTCTAACTCTGCCTTCTTTAATGCAAGGATGTTATCACCACTCAGTTGTCCTTGAGTTAAAGCATCTTGTATCTTTGCTGTTGTTGGTTGATCTAATCCAAGAGCTTTTCCTACCCCTGCTACTGCAAGACCTGCAAAAGGACCTCCAAGAAGTGTTGCTGCTGTAGGAGCAATTTGTCCTAGTATTGATTTCCAATCCATATTATACCCCATAAACAGTTTTAAGATAATGCTGTAAATAATCCAGGGCTTTTAGTAAGTCTTCTTTACCATTCTTACGTTCATGTCTATCAATATACTTTAAGATGTTAAATTGATATAGATCATACCCTTGATCATAAGCAAAGTCTCCTACTTTCCAGCCACTATAAACAGGAACTAAAGGAGAAAACTTATTAAACTGCACACACTCACCACAGGTAGCAGACCTAGAGTCCCTTGTCCCCATACTATTACTAGCACAAGTAGAACAAGTGTTAGTCTTTACATAGCTAGTTTTCATCCATATTTACTCCGTAGAAATTCCATTGATATAAAGTGAGGCCAGAAGGATCCTTTGTTCACCTCATAAAGCATCCATATACCCCTATGATGAACATTACCTTGTATGCCTAAGTACTCTTCATCATGTTGATAAAAAGCACCAGAGAAGATAGAAATGATTGGAGTACCATCTGCTCTAAACTGACTCATATCAATCTCTGTCTTCTGTACATGCCCCATGATACAACTCATATGCTTCTTAGTAGTAAGGGCTTTAGCAGAAGTTACCGGCCTGCCCATAGCACCAGAAACAAAATAATGAGAATAAGCAATACCATCTTCTACAACTACCTCCAGGAATGGATGAACATCCCATCCAAACTCTTTATATTTTAAGTCATCAATTGAGATAAGTCCTTCTAGTTTACGATCTGTATTGATCGCTCGATTGATACGCTCTTCATGATTACCTAAAGTAAGAATCATTTTAGGAGACCATCGCTTATCTTTATTTCGTATAAGCCTTGCTTTTTCCTTTTCAATTGGTTCTGTAAATTTAGTCATTGCCTCTTTAGTTGCAGCTATGTCGTCTGTATACCTTCGCCCTTCAAAAGACATCTTACCTACATCAAAGCTACTTAAAGAGGGCATATCAGCAAAGTCGCCTATATTGATAATTGTGTCTGGCTTTTTTTCTGCTGCAAATTTACCAGCCCAAGACCAATGTTCATCGGGTACCCCTGCTTTAGTCTGCCCATCTGGTAGTACTAAATGAGTTTTCATCTTATCACTCCCAATTAAAGATAATACGTAAAATGAATAAGTCAAGCATTATGTTATGACCTGTGTTGTCACTAAAGTACTCAAAGCCAACCATTACTCCTGTTATTGGGGATAGTATTATAAACACTTATTTTCCTTTCTCCGTTTATCTGGTTTATTTTTCATCTTCTCTCTATACCTTTCCCTAAATCTAATACTCTTTGCTTCTTTCATATGCTCAGGAGTACAGTATGTTTGTGTACCATATGGGATAAAAGATGAGAAACAGTGTGGACAAATTTTGGATTCTCTTTGTACTGGTTCTTTCTTAATAGTAGGTCTTTTCTTCATTGCTAGTCCTCTACTAAACCCCTCTGGTATAGAATCCGTACTCTTTAAAAGAACATTCTTCGTCCCGTTCGTCACCCATATTTTCCCAGTCTTCTTTTTGTGTCCTGTTTGTGGTAACTTCTTTCCCTTGTTCGGATGTACTTTTCCTTTCATTGGATGAGATATAAATCCTCTTGCATAACCTTCCTTTAATCGTTTTGATATTTGGTCGCATTTTTCGTAGTACTCCTTAGTACCAAAATCTTTTGGTCTAAAAAATTTAGAAAGTATATTGTCATTATAATAGGCAGCGGTCCCATCTTCTAAAACTTCTTTTAGTACATTTCGTTTAATTTGTTGCGCTGCTTCAGCAAATATAGTATCTTGTATAGTCCTATGGCAAGACAGAATAGTAAAAGTAAAATTATGTGTTCCAAGTAATTCAAGGTCTTTTAGTAAAGGATAAGAGGAACTTTTGTAAGTTCTCCAATTACTTTCTCCTATTAACTTTGTTTTTTTTCTAATCCAAAAATGTTTAAGTCCTACATAAGCCTTTCCAGTTAAGTTATTTGTTATTAAATAAACAAATCCTTCATGTTGATCCCAGTCTATTGGGAGACCTTCCCAAGGAGTTTCAAAAGATAACAGTTTATTTATTCTTGTTTTTTCCTTTGCTTTCTCCCTAGAAGCCTCACTTTGTTTAGTATACCTCATTTACGTTTCATCTTCTTCATATACCTCCTACCAATTTACGTCAAACCAATCTACGTCAAAGTCCTCTTCATCCATGTCTTGTTTTATCCAAAGACAATCACTGTTCATACTAAACCTATCTATATCATCATATAGATTACGAACTACTAAATACATGTCTCTTGCATTATCTAAATGATCTATGAGTTTAGCTGCTTTAACCTTACCAATTCCTTTAACACCAAAGATATTATCAGTAGGGTCTCCTATTAACATTTGCTTGAAGTAATGTTTCATACCTTCAAGATAAGTTACAGTAAGGAATTCCTTCTTTACAAAGTTATAATGAAAGCCTGGAACCATTAAAAGGTCTTTGTCAATAGAGCATATTACAGTATCATAGACCCCTTCCTCACTCCCTTCCTTATCTTGACCCATGCCAAGGGCATCATCTGCTTCATAGCCATCACAAATTTCTGCATTCCATTCCCTAACTAAGTAATCCCTACATGCTTGTAGGTACTTTGGTTTCTCCTTATCTTTTCTATTAGCTTTGTAGTCTGGGTTAATCCTATACCGAAAGTTATTAGGTCCAGATAAGAATGCCCTATATTCTGTTGCACCTACTTCATCTATGATATTTTGCATCATCTCATGTGTTCTAAGAAGAGCCATCTCCTCTGGCTCAAGTTCACATGCAGATGCGCAACGATATGCTACGATGTCGCTATCGATCAAGGCGATCATTCTGGGTAATCATCCTGCATACCAAAGACACCCTCTTCTTCTTCTACAAAATCAGAGGAACCTGTTACATATGCTTCAAACTTCTTAGCAACTTTAAGGACCTCTTCTTCATTCTTTAATTTAAGAGTAGCAGCTAAGTTTACAGCACTTGACACAGAGGATTGTCGTATGATATACACTTGTGTTTGTGCCCGTTCTTCTGCTGTTACATAGGTACTCTTAGGTGCAGGGTTTGCCTTAGAGGCTGCCTCCATGATAGTAGTAGTACCCTCACCCTGCTTTGTAATACTAACGACGTTCCAAAAATCCCCCTTCTTTTCTTTCTCAATAACAATATTATCATTTGGTGCTAGATTAGATAATACTACTTTAAGTGGAGCATTATACTTAAAAGCATTGTTATGAAATGCCTGTTCTTGTACTCGTCCATCATCACCTCGATACATTAAACGAGCACCTTGGTATACACCACCATCCTTCTTTGTTACTTCAACATCTAATTCTACAGCTATTACTTTACCGTTTACGTTCATTGCTTATTCCTTTTTTGTTTAAGTTGTTTGTTCTCTTTTAACAAGTCGCGTATCCATAACTCTACTACATACCAATAGTCTCCATTAGAGCTAGCATCCATATCACAGCTATGTCCACTTTCTTTTTCAAACTTCTTTATATACTTATTAAACTCCCCACAGTCTATGTCATAACAGACATGCTTATAGGCGTAGTGAGCCATGTTACTTCCTTTCTTCATCATTAGCCATATCAATAGCAAATTCGTACCCACTCCAATTATCCACTCCTGCTGCCTCTAAACAAGAGAGTATCTTAGAATCCTCTTTTAGATTTTCATAGTACTCCCTAGTGATTGTAACTGTATCTAACAACTGAGTTCCTTCATTCATTTTTTCATCCTATATAAATATTATACCATTAATAAAAATATATGTCAACAACTACTTTGCTTCTTTCATATTATTACCTTTACTTACTTCACATAGCAAAGGAAGGTTGAATTCAACACCAAAGATACGTTTAAAATTAGCAGGAGCATCGCTGAAAACACTGTTAAAAAGCGCAGTAACTCGCTCTTCTTCTCCTCTACTGCAATCAACCACGATGCTGTCGTGGACAGTATTGACAATGAAGCCATCAATATTAGCATTCTTAAATCTCCTCATAAAGGATACACGTATTAAACTCATTATGTCAGCCCCTAAAGACTGCACTGGGTAGTTCTTAATTGTGGTTATAGGCCACTGAAGTTCTCCTTTATAATTACGCTTTGCTTCAAATGTAAACCTGCGTCCTGTTGGTGTTGTTAGTTTACCTGTTCGTACAACCTCCTGTGTAATAGATTGGTGCCAGTTAGCAATCCCTTTATACTTATCATAAAACTTATCTATTACAGATTGCCAATACTTCTCTGACTTAGATACACCAGCAAAGTCTGGATCATTAGCATAGCTATAAGCAGAACCTCCATAAATTAAACGGAATACAAACACCTTTGCTATAAGTCTACTTGGCAACCCAAAGGCCTCTTGATTACTTCCGTGAACATCTAGCCCCTCTATGAGCTCTTTTAGAAGTACTTTATCTTGTGCTAGATAAGCTACTGCATAAGTTTCTAAAGGCCCTTGGCATCACAATTTAATATCAAGGGGTAACTCCTTTCTCTAAAGTCAATACCCGTTAAATAGAATACAAATGTTATCTTTAGTATAACCTTTGTTTGGGTCTTTTTATTTATATTTAAATACTTCTAATATAGGAAGCTTTAATAATATAAGAGCACTTATTAAAGCTTCTTCCATTAGCGAAGTAGGGTACCTATCTTCAATTTTCCAACGTGAGTACCAATTTGTTTTCAACTCAACAAATAAGCGTCGTTTATCTTCAGATTGGCGAATTCTAACTCTACGCCCAATTGTAGAGAATTTCATAACGTCCACCCGTCCAAAACTCTACCCGTTAGTCGGTAGGCGTAAACAGAATAATTAGTCCACACATATAAGCCTGTGCTTTCTTTACCAACCATTACTTGCCTAGGGTAGTCGTGAGTTATGTATTCAAACTCAAGCCCATCAGGGATAGGGCATTCACCACCTTGCCATACTGTCCAGGGTTGTTGCTCAACTAGGTAGCACTTATTTTTGTAGTGCTCTTCAAGTTCACGTAATCCGTAGGTGAGAGATGACTTTCCTTTTGGGTAAGTTAATACCAGTGTTGAATTTTTATAGCATTTAGCTATATGTCTATCCCCTTCAGGGGTGCTGATTACTGTATCTTCTGGGATATCACTCCAGTCGATTTTTCGTAGTACATGTTTCATGCGAAGGTTATAAGGAAAAAGGCTAAATAAATTATGGAATCTTCCGTCTGCATGATACATACGGATATCAGTTCCTACCTGCATGATAAGCTGCTCATCCTTCTTCGCAGTAGGTCTATATGCAACAAATTCTACAGGCTCTCCCGCCATTGTTTCAAGCGGTTCGCCAGCAATAGCGCGTTCTAGGTTAAATTTATTATTCATAACGACTTTCCATAAATTCTTTAGTCAAAGGGTCGGCATTTTGTAAGTTTGGTTTTGTACTTGACAGCCGTCCAGTTGCTGCTACACATATATTAAGATTACCATGAATCATATCTTTCTCCCAATTCATTGTATCAATCAGGTTGGACCACCCAAGAAGATAGGTACCACGTAGTTTATCTAGTTCAGAGTACTTAGAGATTAACTCAACAATCTTCTTAGCCTCTTTACTTAATTTTAACTGGCGTAGTATATCATCATTAACTTTCCAGTATCCTTCTTTCTTTGTCTCTGATCCTTTCAAAGGCTTGACAAGTTGCGGAAGTTCATACTCTTTTACTAAGACCTTGTACCTAACTTCACCTACCTTTGCACCAGTCTTGTACACTCCAATAGGTACTCGGTAGTCAACCTTAATGATACCACCATAGAGTAAACAAGATAAGTGATCGTTAGAGTTAATGTTCAATGGTACATTACCAACTATGTCCATTAAGGTTTTACTTAACTCTACTAATTCTATCTCAAGTTCAGCGGCTTTCTGTCGAGCCTTATCAGCATTAAAGAATATACCATTCCATTCTATCTCTTCAAGTACCAGAAGGTCTAAACATTGTAACTTAAACAACCTATACTTACCAAGAGCATCACTGTTAAACTGCTTGTTCTGAATCTTCCAAACTTGTTCAGTTAGTAGAAGGTCTTGTATTAGGTAATCAGACAGAACATCTCTTGGTACTTCGTCTGTATCAAATCCTACGTTCCAATAATCTAACTTAACTACATCCAATTTCTTTTCAAAGCCATACTTATCAGCAGCATCATCTAAAGAAGGATATGTATTCCTCATATCATCTAATATAAACTCTGCTAACTGACAGTCCCAGATACGTTTGCCGTCAAAGTTAATGTCATATCTTCGTAACCAATGTAAATCAAACTTAATATTAAAACCAACAAGAAGATCAGCCGCATCAATTTGTGTTTGTAAGACAGACTCCCATCCTTCGTCCTCTGTGTATAAGTCAAATGCTACCCCATTTGTAAGACAACCCACACTCACCATCTTGTTAGTTAAGTCAAATGGATTCCCCTTGTTGTTCGTTAAAGTTTCTACATCCAAGATTAGAATGCTCATTTGTGTGGTTTATCTTTATATTCTGGTGATGCGGATAGCATAGCTTTGTAGTCGCCAGATAAGTAGTCACGTATTTGCTCTACAATTCCATTAGAGTGTTTGTCTGCCAATTCTTTGAATGTCGTATTGATATACCCATACTGTGATACACAGGTGGCATCTAACATCTCATCCGTTGGCTTAATAGGAACAAGTTTCCATCCAACAGGAACTTCAATCGCATCTTCTATCACTGCTTTGAGTTTATCTACTACTGATCCTATTAACTCGATATTTTCAGAATCAATAGAATTTTCTTTAATATCACTGTAAATTATCGCAAATTTTCCAACCTGCTCCATAATTTTATCTGTCTTGGTCATGATTTTAAGGCCTCATCAAGGGATTTCGCGCTGAGTAAAATTTGTGAGATTGGTAGCTTAATAACTCGCAACTTAGATCTCAGCGTGTGATTCATACTGCGTTCAGCAGTTAGTGCAGATGAGAGTGCTTCTAGCGAATAATGCCTATACCCTCCATATTCATTTAGATAATGGAATACGCCATTGATCAATATCTCTGTCTTATCATCCACAATACACCTCCTGTTTTCATTCTCATCTCTAAGAGACTCTATCATCTCTGCTGCCTCTTCAAGAATATCACTAATACGGTCAGGCTCTCCTCTAGGAATGCTACGCCTAATCTCTACTCGTTTCCTTAATCTAGTTATAAGACCTTCATTGTCCATAATCACAGTACCTCGCTATATCTGGTTGAATTAATACTTCTAACTTACCATGTCGTAAACTCGGGTCTGTATCATCATCTCCTGAAAGTTTATTCTTTGATAAGTGTAAGTACCTATTGAACTCCGTACCTAACTCATGGGTCTTACCTAAACCAAGTATCCAATCAGCTTCCGCTTGTTTAGATGTCTTGCTCTCAGCTACGTTATCCATAGTCAGCCACTTTTTACCCTCACCACTAACATCAGATTGACAGATACCTATTACAGGACAGTGACTCTTTGCAAGCTCTCGTGCCCAAATATAGATACTACCTAATCGTAAGTCATTCCTATCCGCGTTAAAACCTTTTATCTTATCTATCTGGTCAAAGACTATTAGTGAAGGTTTCAACTCTTTTACAATCCTATCTACTTGCCACTTAGTTACACTAGCAGAGTCATAAAGTTTAATCTTACCTTTTGTAAGTTTCATATAACTATTATAACTCTTTTTTCTATCCATGTAAAGCTCTACTAAACTTACACCTAATGCCGCTTGGTATAACCGTACCTTAACTTTAGCACCACCCTCTTCGTTGTTGAACCAGAGGATAGGACCATCATCATCAGACAACTGTGAAGCCATGTGTGTTAGCTCTGAGGCAATGATAGTAGTCTTACCCGTCTCTGGCCTAGCAAAGATAAATCCGAAGTCTCCTTTACGAAGAGACCCAAGAGATTTATTTAGGCTGTCTAGTCTCCAACGAAGACCAGATTTATGCCGTGTGTTATTATACAGTACCTCAAGATCATCTGTTACGAATACGGTCTCCTCTTTTGGTGAGGTAGTTTCCTCAATCTTAGAGAAGTATTGTGTTATTTCCTCCATTTGTTTTCTACCTTCACTAACATCAATAGCCAGTAATGCTAGTGAGTATGCTTGCTCTCTTTGTACTAACTTTACAATACTATCTTTTAGTATGTCAGAAGATACATTAGAAGATTTTATAGTCTCTATGTAAGACACATAATCTGGTTTGTCAGATAGTACTGTTATTCTAAATTCATCTAAGGTTATATCTCTACTATATTGACCCATTAAGTAATCTAGTACTTCATATAAGTAGATTAGTTCTTTTTGTTCTGGTCTTATCTTTACAAAATGCCTCCATTTTAAATAACTACTCTGGGTTAATAGTTCCTTTAGTACTAATACTTCTAGCATCTGTATAGTTCTCCAAATAATAAGTAGCCCGTTTAACTAGAGCTAATGAGTCATTAAATAATCCTAAGGCATTATTACATTTCTGACACAATAAACCTCTAATATCTCCACTTATATGGCAGTGATCTACATATAGACCAATCTTAGTTTCATCAGAATGTATACCACATATAGCACACAAACTTTTCTGCTTGTCTACTAAAGTATTAAATTGTTCTACTGTAATTCCATACTTCCTTTCTTTTGCCTTAATAGACCTAGACTCCTTTGTTATTTCATGGGAAGATTTAATTTTTTCTTTGTTAGCATCTCTCCATTTTTTGTTCTGTGCTTTAATTTGTTCTTTATTATTATCTCTGTATTGTTTAGTACTCATATTATATTTTTATCTTCCTCTACTATAAGAGTACGTTT